AATGGGTAGGCGTGGCCCTCCACGGCCCAAGACGCGCCCCAGCAAACTGCGACGCCAACGTCTTGCGCGCCGCGCTTCATGGCGTCCGCAATTTCGTCGTACAGAGAGATCTCCCAAGACGCCCTAGAGCCGACGTAGGCCATGAGGTCGACTGCGAGCCCCTCGATGTGCTTGCTCTTCATCGTCTTGGAGGCGCCCTTCTTAACGAGCTCCCGCTGCTCTCCTATGGTGCGCAGGCCGCATATAACACCGAAGTCCACCTTAGTGTGACCTATGGCAGACTGCACGACCGAAGCCAGTCTCTCGTCTACGCCCTCGAGGCGCTCGAGGCTGCGGCTTGATAGCTTAAAGGTCATTATGACTTCCTCTTCTTCTTAGCTGGCTTCTTAGCCGTCTTGGCAGCCTTTTTAAATGCACTGGCCGTTGGCGCTCCCTTTGTGCCGGGCTTGCGCATTTTCTCTTTACTTCCGGCCTTGATGCGCGCGCGCTTTTTAGCAATGTTTTTGTAAAGTGACATACCGACACTCCTTACGACATTTTTATTTTTACGCTCTTCTTGCACGCGCCGGCGGCGGTGCACAATGATTTAGAATTGCAGGTTGGGCAGGTCTTGAAGCCTGACTTGTTACCGTATTTCATGTTATGACCTTTTCGATTTTGTGCCGGCACATTTCCAGCGTTTGCGTGATAGATTGAGCGGGCTGTTAGGATCTTTCGCCGCCTTCGGAAACTTCTTCTTTTGTGCTGCGGATCGTGCGCAGTATGCGTCACCCTTCTTGGTGCCGGCCTTGACGCGTGGACCGCCACCCTTCGCCTTACCAGCTTGGCCGTAGCTTACCTTCTTGCCGGACGCCGTGACCTTGACGCGGGCTTTGCCCTTCGCGGGTGTAGATTTGCTCATGCGCCCTCTCCTACCTTGAAACAATACGGCTTGACTAAAAAGCCCTTGTCAGCCAGTTCCATTGCAAAGTTCATCACGTCGGCCTGACACTCGGCTTCGCTATACCATATATTATTTGAGTTTGCGATCACCGTGCAAGACTTCGCGTTTAGCGTCTGGCATATTAGGATGGCCGCGAGAAACATTTACTTCTTTAGCCCCTTTACTGTGCGTATGCCGAAGCTCGCCGCAATGCTTGCATACATGGCCCACTGAAACCACTGAGGCGCAGCATCCAAATTAGCGAACCCCTGCGCCATGTAAGGCTGTATGCCGGGTATGAAGCTGCCCAGCACAATGGCTATGAAGGCCACCGTCCACGCCTCATCTTTCCACGAGTTATTGCTGGCCTCAATGGCAGCTTGCTCCCAGCTGATCTCGCCAGTGGCGATCTTCATTTTGGTCTCGGCTTCTGCTTTCTTCACGGCGGTCTTGCCGTCGATGTAGCTTGCCGCAAGGCCGCCGAGTGATCCTATAATTTGACCGATCATTTCTTAGCCCCCATTGCGCTAAACCCAAAAAACGCTGCAACAAGGCCAGATATGGCTATGAAATATGTTGGGGCGATTGTAGCTAAAAGCTGCCCTGTTGTGTCATATCCCCATACGTCCGCTGCAACTATGCCAAGAGGGTAGATCAGCAAGCCAATGAGGGCAAACCACGTCATTCTAAGCTGAGCATCGCGCTTGTGGTCGGCGTCTTCCATGCGTAAGCGTCGATCCTCAAGCATAAGCTCGCGCTCATCTAGGTCAATCTTGCCGTTTCCATTAAGGTCATATTCAGTCATTTCGCGTCTCCTGTGATCCTAAAGCATTGCAGGTATTCGTTGTTTTTAGTTACTAGAACCGACGCGCGGCTTAGCTCGTCTAAGCACTCTTTTTCGCTGCCAAATTGACCCACTTCAAAGTGCATAACCTGCGCCGTTAGTTGGAACCATAGAAGTAGATACATCACATCACCATTTACCGTGCTTCACGCCTAAGAAGAACAGGACTACCACCAAAGCACCTACGCCGGCCATTAAAAGCGCCGTTCCCACTGCCAAACTTATGCACTTGTCAATGAATTCCTGCTTCTTATAGACTAGCTCTTGCTGGCGTTTACGTTGCTCGCCCTCAATTTTTACTATGGCTTTCCAAGCACTTGGACCGTAATGCCAAGAAATATGGCTTCGTAAATCCTCGCGATATTCAGCTAATTTTTGCTTTTGCGACCATATCTCTAAGGCGTTGGCCTCATTGTCGCTAAACATTTTATAAAGCGGCGGCTTCTGCGACTTCTTTTCCAAGAAATCCAGATCAGACGCGGCTTTAGCAAACTGCGAGACAGTTGCGGACATTTCATGGACACTTTTCCCAAAATCCACCGCCTTCTTGATACCTTTATAGGCTGCTGACGCCGCGGCTATGCAAGTGACCGGGTCCATATCACCGCTCCATCAACCGGTCTATTTTTTCTTCAAGGCGATCAAATTTATTCATTATCTGAGAAAGTACCTCAGAGCTGTCCGATTTCGTGACATACTCTTTGGCCATTTCTTCGCGGGTGCGGTTAAGCAGGATGCGCAAGCGGTCCAGCTCTTCGCGTTGCGTCTTTAGCCACCAGCCAATCATGGCGATGACAACTCCAAACAGTATATTCAAGATTGCGTCGACTTCCATGGTTGGCTCCAAAAGGTTCCCGGCCATATTAACACGGCGACGACAGAAAAGAAATATCTCGGCAACACCTTGACCCCTGCGCTCCTTCTGTTAACACTGGGCAAACAAATGGAGGGACTACCGTGAAACATGACCTAAAACAAATCGGGCCACGCATACGCGCCGATATAGCGGAAATGCTTAAAGAGCATTGCGCAAGTCAACGCGTCAGCGCGTCACTGACAATCGAGCGACTGATCGTCGATCATCTCAAAAAGGGTGGGTATGTTGTCGAAGATTACAATCGGTATTGATCCCGGCTACCGCACCGGCGGCGTTGCGCTGCTGGGTGACGGCTTCGCAGAGGTGCACGACCTGCCGGTCTACACTGAAGGCGGCGTTGACGTGATCGCGCTGCTCGAGATCATCAATAGCGCTGGACCCGTGGAGCATATTTGGCTTGAAAAGCAACAGGCTATGCCGAAGCAGGGCGTGGTGAGTGTGTTTAAGCTGGGATTTGCCTATGGCCAAATTTTAACGACAGCCGCTCTATCTGGCCACCCGTACAGCGAAGTGCGGCCGGCCAAGTGGAAGTCGAGCATGAATTTGCCAAAGGATAAGGACGCCGCGCGCCGGCAGGCCCAGCAGTGGTTCCCGGATTTGGCTTTAAGGCTGAAGAGGAAGAAGGACGAACACCGTGCAGAAAGTCTGCTGGTGGCAGCATTTGGAAGGGGAGAGAGATGAGTTATATTGTGGCCGTCGTTAAGGACGGAAAGACGTGCATTGAGATTGATGGGATCTACTTCAAAACGGAGGGGCTCGACAAATTAGCGCAATACATGCTCTGGAAGCACGACCAGCATAGGGAGCGTGGGTATAAGGCGCTTATTCTGGAAGTTCAGCAGACCTTTACAGAGGTGGATCGTAAATTTGAAGACCATATTTTGACGGGCAAATTATGACTGTAAAACTTGACATGACAAACGAGGCGTATCACCTCGAGCCGTCGCTCAGCGCCAGCGGCGCCAAGAAGATCGCGCTGGGCTCGCCGGCCGAGTTTAAATACGGCGAGTTTAAGAGTAACCCGGCGTTTGATACAGGCACGGCAACGCACACGCTGGTATTCGAGCCGCAGAACGCGGATAGCGTGTGGTGCGGGCCGGAGACGCGGCGCGGGCTCGACTGGAAGCGCAAGAAGCTGGAGGCTGAAGAGGCTGGCGCCTTGCTGCTGACGGAGGGCGACTACCGTCTGGCCGCTGACATGGCGGAGGCGGTGCGATCAAATCGTGCAGCCGCGGAGCTGCTCAGCGGCGACCTTGTGTGCGAGGCCAGTATATTCGCTAAAGATCCGTCAACAGGCGTCGAGATGCGGTGCCGCCCGGACGGTTGGCGCCGTGACATTGGCGCGCTGATAGATCTCAAGACGACTATTGCGTCTGACCCGGAGGGCTTTGCCAAGCAATGCGCTAATCTGGGCTATCACATTCAAGATATGTTTTACCGGCGCTGCATGGAAAATGCCGGCTTTGAGGTCGACCGCTTCATCTTCATAGCGGTGCAAAAGACGCGCCCACACCTTGTGGGCATATACGAATTGGACTGGGCCAGCCTCGACGAGGGGAAGGCCGCAGTCGAATACGCTCTCGAGAAATATCGCAAGGCGAGCGAGAGCAACGAGTGGGGTTACGATTTTGGGGACTTGAAAACGATCCAAATTCCGCGCTACTCATTTAAGTTCAGTCAGATTGACTGAGAAACGGCAACCATAGTCTAGGAGACAACATATGCCAATATCATTCGGATCAAGTTCAGAGGGTTCTGGGAGCTCACTATTCATACGATCAAATCTACCGCAGAACCGTTGGTGGGTTAAAACGGAGGCCGGCGACGAGAACATAGATATGTCTCGCGGCTTCGCGGTGGACATCAAGGAAGTACAGTTCGGCTGGCTGCACATCGACATCGGCGTGCGTGACTGGCAGCCGTGGCCGTCACCGTCCGAGCAGATCGAGCGCCCAAGCGAAGTCTACAAGCAGGGCTTTGAGGTGAAGTGCTGGCTGGTCGACGGTCGTGAGGCGTCGTTCAGCGGCAACTCTTACGGCCTCGGGCAGTTCATAGCCAAGCTGTATAATCAGGCAGAGCAGGCGCCTGAGTTCGCGACGCAAATCCCGATTGTGCAGGTCACAAGCTCAACGCCCATCGTGATCGGCAAGGGCACAAGCTACGACGTGGGCTTCAACATATCGAAGTGGATCAACCGCCCAGAGAACGGCGTCGAACACCCGGCGGCGGCAGAGGCACCAGCTATGGCGCCAGCACCGGCGCCAGCGCCTGCCGCAGCGCCTGCCGCCGATAACAACTTCGGCTTCTAATCAACATGGCCGCCTGCCTCGGTGGGCGGCCAAACAAAAGGGTGGGAAGATGAGCGAGAGATACTTCAGTAAAGTAGCGGAGAGCGCAGTGGCCGACGTGGCCGGTGCGATCAAGGGAAGCCGCAACGAGATTTTAAACAAGGCCGCATTCAGCATCGGCCGCCACGCGCACATGGCGCCGGCGAACCTAGACGCGGCACTCATGGAGCTGCACAGCGCGGCCAAGGCAATGGGCCTGCAAGATCACGAGATTAAGGCGACGATTGGCAGCGGGTTTAAGCGCGGCGGCGACAGCCCGAAGGAGCTCGAAAACTCCGACGCGCTGCCGTATACGCCGTCAGAGTTCGAGCGCCTTATGACGCGCTTGGCCGCTAAGGAAGTGCTGGCGAGGGACGACGAAAGCCGCGCGGACAAGATGCGCAAGGCGCGCGAGATATGGGAGCGTGGCGTCACAATTTCGCGTGACAACGTCGACGCCGTGCGCCCGGCGCTACTCTACCTCAACTCGCGGGGCCTGAGAGCCAGTACAGCCTCGCACTCAGCGAGGTTTAGCCCGAATATATACGACGGCCCCGCGATCATGTTCCCCGCACTCAGTCCAAGCGGAGAAGTGTGCGGCGTGCAGAGCGTGCTGCTCACGCCCGAGGGCCAGAAGCGAGAGCACAACGGCATCAGCAAATACAGCCGCGGCGTGATCGCCGGCAACGTCATGCGGATCGGCGACGAGCACGAGGGCGGCGTCATAATCATGGCCGAGGGGCCAGAGGATGCGCTGAGCGTCTATCAGGCGGTCGGCGCGGAGGCGACAGTCGTCTGCACGTTTGGCAAGGCCGGCATGTCAACATACCCGGTGCCGCGCGCATCCGACGTGACGATCTGCGCCGACCCCGATCTCGACGTTGACGCGGTGGCCGACGTGCTGCGCGGCGACGGCAGCACCGACGTGCACGTCGTGCGGTTCGATATGCTGGGCGTTGACGGCGTGAAAGACGCCAACGACTACATCCGCGAGGCGGGCGCGCAAAAATTGCGTGAGGCTCTGGCGATGGCAAAGCCGGTCGCGCAGGTACAGGCCGAGATCGCGCAGTCAGAGCGCAGCTACCCGACGCCCTACGATCCCGTCGACCCGGCAAGCATACCGCCGCGGCGCTGGATCTACGGCCAGCACTACATCCGATCAAACGTGTCCGTGCTGGCGTCAGCCGGGGGCGTGGGCAAGACGTCGATGCAGATCGTGGAGGCGCTGGCAATTTGCACCGGCAGGCCGCTGCTCGGTGAGCCCGTGCACGAGCCGTGCAATGTGTGGATCATCAACTTGGAAGATCCATACGAGGAGCTCCAGCGGCGTGTGGCCGCGGCGATGCTGCACTACAACGTCACGTCAGACGAGATCCGGGGCAAGCTGTTCCTCGATGCGGGCCGCGACATGAACATCATATTCGCCAGACAGGATCGCGAGGGCATCACCGTCGACGACGCGCTGGTCGACTATCTGACGGCCAAGATTACGGATAACCGTATAGGTTTGATGTCGGTAGATCCATGGGTCGCAGCTACATCTGTGGGAGAGAACGATAATGTCGCAATGAACGCCGCAGTCGGGGCCGTGCGCTCC